TACTCCACGAATTCTATCGCCAGGTTTGAAGAAAGTTCTTAGTGTGCTTAGTTTAATATCGAATGGAGTAAATCCAGGATCTCCCTTGATAGACATATCGGTAAGTGGTGCCTGTTTTACAGAAACTCCTGGCGTAAACTGGCTTCTACCTGTAGTAAAGTTAAAGTCGCCTTTTGTTCCATAAAAAGGTAGACCCCTAGCGAAGTCTCTCTGGCCTAATGCGCCAGGCATGCCTCTATTTTCGTTTAGTTTACTCATTACCAAGCAAGAGGAAGGACTCTTTTCTTGTAACCAACGACTACATAATCTCCTACTGGATCGATCGGCTCACCTTCAGAGTCGCAAAAAAGAAACTTTTTAAGGTATACGTGAATTACTGGGTTAGTTGCAACATACGCTATTGGATAGACTGGTGCGTCGTTGTCCTCATTGTCTATTCCCCATATCTTTACGTGAGTAACTCCAGCATCAACGTCATCAAGATTTACGAACTCTACTTTGAACACAGGTCCTCTTGAAAACCCATATTGCTGATCCTCGCCTATCTGCCAATAACCAACTGTCGTTCGTTCTGCGCGTGGTCTTCTTTTGTCTGTGCTAACAAACGTTGGCGCATATACTGTGTCGTTTATTAGTGTGATTAGTTCCGTACCGCTTTCTAACATCGTTCTTTAAATTTTTTAGTCTGCTTTTCCAAATAGGACTAGTGCAGAAACCTTAATAACGTAATCCAAATTGGGATTTATTATCTCTATCTTATTTATTAAATCTTCTGGATCGTTTGATTTAGGATTGGTGAACATCACAAAAAGATTGTGAAGAGGATATTCTAACGACTGCATGTCGCTTGCCCTTTCAATAGAGATCTTTACCGATTTTTTGCTAAGTGCTATCTCTTCAGAATTGTTATCGTAGATTGGGTAAGTTATCTTGATCAAGACTCCCCTAGCGTATGCCTTTTCGCTCTCCAATATTTGACTTGGCGAGTTTACTATTACTTGATTGTCGAAGATAGTTAGGGTTCCACCGCCTGCTTCCAAGTTAAGGCCTACGCACTGGTAACCGTCAACAGCTAAAGTTACGTCTCCCAAACAGAACTCTCCCTGGATATCCTTCTGGTCGACTATCTTAAAACATTTGTCGTTGAATAGTTGAAGATATGGCTGGTTTTCGTAACCTCCACAGCAATCACAGATATCGTTTAGATTAGGAATAGCCATTTAGTCTTATTTTTTGTGCTTGATTTTTTTTATTTATCTCAAGCATTATTTACTAAACCGCTTCATCTTATCGCTTAGTAGTCCAGGTTTTCTTATTGGTTTAGAAACGTTATTGAAAGTAGTTTGAGCTACTTTCGGTTGTTCAGAATTCACAGAAATCTCAGTAACTGGTCCACTCTCTTTGGGTTCTTCAATAGCTTCAAGAACCTCGTTTGCTTCTTCTAATTCTTCTTTTAATTCTTCGACCTCATCTTTGACTTCTTCCTTAAGATCCTCAATCTCTTCTACTAGTTCTTCTATGCTCTTAGGTTTGCCATCATACTGGATAAAGAAGTGTAGACACGTAAGAGAGATCAAAGGAAGAAGACCGCCCTCAAGGAGTGCAAGAAATCTCTTTTGAGCGATTACGTCATCAACGTCTATTCCCATTGCATCGATTACAGGCTGGGTCAATTCAACCCACTGTTTAAAAAACCTAGAAGCTTCGTTTATTTCAGTGTAGCTAAAGTAAATGTTACCTACGAATTGTATGAAGGTTACTATGATGAACACAAACCATACTGAAAAGCCTTTTACTTTTACTGAGGCTGCAGCTATTGCAGACATCGCTGCGATCTCTACGGCAATCGACAAATAAATTGCCCAACTCATCGGGTTAGCCAAGTCGTACCAGCTAACTACGTGAGATATTGAGATAGCTGCTACCGAGATTATCGGTATAAGAAAGGCTAGCTTGATGATTAAGTGCTGGTTGTTGCTAAACCACTTAGTCATTTGCTTCTATCTTATTTTTTACGTCAGACAGGCTACTCTTTCCCTTGTCTAAATCGTCTTCATAGATCAAGTAGTTGAACATCGTACGTTCCATCTCGTCTCTAACCTCTTTCTTAGTAGAAACAACGTTTCTCAAAGAGTCTAGAAGAAGTTGTGTTTTTTGAGAGTCTTCGGCATACTGTTTTTCTAAGTCTGAAACTCTAGAATGAGTGCAGCCTTTAGCTAAGTACAATAGCAATAACACGACTGTACTTACCTTCCAGACGTTCTTTTTAAGTAATTCTAACCAATTTTTCATGTCAGTTTATTTTTTTTATTTATCTCACAGAACAATACTTAAGATCGATGCAGTAAGACCTAGAGCTAGTGAGGACAGATAGGAAACTGCCCATATCATCTCTTTTTTATTGAAATTCTTACTATCGAACTTTATTTGTAAAATGTAACCGTAGAACTCGTCATTATGGATCCTGTCATAATCGACAGTTATCACATCGAGTATTCCTTCCTTAGTAAGGAAATCGTTATATTTAAGCATCTTTTCAGATATCATCTTAAGCTCTACCGACTCTTGTGAAGTTTCTGAATAGAGCAGGAGCTCTGGGTTTAGGTTTATCCCTAAATATAGATTAGCGTCAGGGTCTACCTTGAAGCCTATCTCTTCTAACTTACCTGCAGCGTTCAAGTCGTAAATTATCTTCCTGTAAGTTTTATGGTTCTTTATCTCGGTTAGGTTACGATTCAAAGACTTTATTACCCATATTGGATTTATCTTGTTCAATATCATAGTATTGCTTTTATTTTTTCTTCGAAATGAGGATTCTTTTTGAGTATTGAGACTCTTAAGTCAGAACGAATTTTTCTGAGTTTGGTCTTTACTGTGTTTTCGTTCATCTCATACTTCACAGCGATGTCTTTTACCTTCTTGTTCTTTATCATCTTATCAACAGCTATCCCCTTGAGAACAGGGTCTAGAATTTCGTGTATCTCTGTGATGGTAGTGTTATAGATCATGTCTAGGTCTCCGCTACTCACAGTTACTTCGTCGAAATCATCGGGCCTTTCTATTTTATGTTGAATAAGGTCGATGTCATAATGAGAGTTCTTCTTTTGATGATAAAGATAAAATAGGGTCTCGTTCCTGGCAATAGTGTATATCCAGGTCGTAAACCTGCCCTTTTGGTAATTAAACTGGCAGATGTTCTTAAATATCTTTTTGAGAGTCCACTGAAGAGCCTCTTCAGTATCCAAATCGTTTTTGCAAAACTTCCAAATAAAGTATCGGAGCTTCGGATAAATTAAGTTCGCGAGCTCGTTCCTGTCTGATTCTTTTGCGTCAGCTAAGAGTAGTTTTTCGGATAATTCTTGAATTCTTGCATTAGTTCTAGCGTTGGTTTGTTCATTCATATTAGTTTACTTCCATTTTTTTGCTGTTTATTGAGTTGATTATTTTAACACACTTTGCACACTTCTCATACTCTTCGAGCTCTTCATAAAAGACGATTGCTTTTTCCAAGCCGCTTATGAACTTTTCTTGAGAAAGGTTGATGGTGTATAGATCGTCATTGATGCTTATCTTTACGATAGTCGCTTCTGTTTTTTCTAGGTCACCGTACGATTCTTCGATGGAATTGATCAAGTTATCGTATATCACTTTTTTGTGGTGGTTGAACACTTCATCGAGCGTGATATCACCTTGGAATTTTAGGGTCTTCATAGTTTCTGTTTTACACAATATAAGTATACTACAATTGTCCTAACTTTTAAAAAATTTGGAGTTAATTTTTTTCATCTTATCTAAAGCTTCTAAATCGAAAACGTTTGAGGCTTGTGCTTTATTAGATTCTGCTCCGCTAGATGGAGCGTTGACCTTCCTTAAAGTATCGTAATCGTATAAAGGTTTGGTAGAACCTGTCCTAAATAAGCTGAATATCTTTTCCTCGACTTCCCTACGATATTCAGAGCTAGCTGCCTCGTATGTCGCTATTGAAAGATCCCACATTTGAGAAGACTCAAAAGCCGGTGCAAGGTTGACGCTAGTCATCGCAAGGTCATCGTTTCCGTTCTGTCCTCTATATGTTCCGCCTTTGGACCTACCGAAAGACATTAACTCAGCAATAGTTAGGTAGTCGTTGGGAATTATACGGGTGATCTCTACCAAATACTTGAATTTTTCACAGTATTTTATCTTATTAGTTGGGCCAAGTCGTATTCCGGGTTTAGCCTGTACTGCCATTTCTGTGTGTTTAGTGTGTATTAGCTGAGATGACCAGTATTCCTCGTTATCTTGCAGCCTGTTCTTTATTATCTCTCCCTTATGGTTCATCTCAAGGACTATCCTAACCTTTTCGGGATTGAATAGGTCGTATGTTATGTATTCAACTGCTGCTGCGAATTGGTTCACGTCGATCTCATTAGACCTTAGTGTTGCCACCTGGATTAGAGACACGGTGTCAGCTTCTCCACGTATGGCTTCCTTTTTCTTGATTAGTTCCTTTACTGGAAGGGCAACTGCCTTATATACGTTAAGCACCGAAAAGTCTCCACCTACACCGTCTGCCGTATCTATAGAAAATATGTAGAAAGCTGGATCGTTTTTATAGTCAGAAGGAGTCCTTTTTGCATAGGTTGGATGGACCGTAAAGTAATCGTTTATCCACTGCTTGTCTTCGGTCAACATGAAGCAAGAATTAACGTAGTTTGCACGTATTCCATAAAGCCTCTTAAGCTCGTTTGAATTGAGCAATAACTGATCGGACGAGAAGAACTGAAGACCATACTCTTGGTTAAAGTCTTCGACCGATCCCATGTTAGCGATCGCCTTTTGTTTCCACTCTTCGTCCCTACCTTTTACCTGCCACCAGTCTACTCGTAAGGGAACGTATTCACTGATTCCAGCGATTGCATCCTGCCAGATCTCATAGAACTTGTTACGTCCGTTTGGAGTGGAGGTTATGATTACTTTCGCGTTAGGGTCGGCCGTGATCGTAGGTAAGATGGCTCGATAGAACTCGTCCAAGTTAGACTCGTTGATGTG